TATGCGTTGTTTACCTTCGTTTTTGCGTTGAACCCATTGGTTAAATTTGTGCACTTTTGTCTTATTTGTTATATTCTGCTTAAGACTAGTCGGGTGGTTGAGATTGAAAAAGCTCGCCTGTACGCCCGTATTAATGCAGAAAATGAGAGCATGAATGTAACATTCCGCAAGTACCGTGATGCATCTGTGTCTTATATCACTGGAGGTTGCCTGCTGTTGGGCTCTTTGTATGCATTTTCCTGTATTTGGAAACATGTAAGAGCTATTAAGCTGGAACCTCAAGGAAATTTGGCACCTACAACATACCAGGAAGTAGAACAACGTGATCAAGAAGGAGATATTGAACGACAGATTGCTCGTGAGCAGAATTGGCAACAGGAGTATATAGCGCCATTACCATGTTCAGAAAAGAGCAAAACGGCGACGTGTGTTCAATTGTCCAACAAGGTTTATACCAACCAAACTCAGTTTACATGGGTGAATGAGCTTGGTAAGGATGTCGGTTGTGATATGTTGTTTATTGAATCCAACATTGCAATTTTACCCCAGCACATTTGGAAGGTGCCAGAAATGGAAGTGACTATTCGTCGCGGGTCTCGCCGTATTCAAGAGTTTAAGGCTATAATTTCGGAGAGGCACTCTATGCCTGTTCCTGGTACTGATTTGTGTCTTGTATATGTTGCCAATGCTGGAGACTGGGCTGACTTGACAGATTATTTGCCACATGTTATGTACACTCCTGGACGCAGAATTCCCGCTCGTTTTGTTTATAAAGAGATGCGCGGTGCTATACCTGAGCGTAAAGAATGTGATACAGTATTGAATTATTCTGATGTTATTATTCGCAATTCCCAACAATATTATGGAGCGAAATATCAGTTGGCGTTCAACACATTTGCAGGATTGTGCATGGGTGCTTTGATCTCAGATGGGCGTGAAGTTATGATTTTGGGTTTCCACACTGCAGGAATTTCTGGTGCCACTTCTGGTGGCATGTGCGGATTGATTAGATCGCAGTATGAAGTTGCCAAGAAACAACTGAGTGAAATTCCCGGTGTGACGATTTCAGCTAGCACTGGTACATTGCAGGAACAGGTGTATGGTGTTCCTGTAGTTACTGGTACTACCGTTCATGAAAAGAGTCCAGTGCATGGACTTCCCGCGGACGCACACTTAAATGTGTACGGATCATGTACGGGTCGAGCTACGTATAAGTCAGATGTTGTCGAAACGCCTATTGCAGACTCTGTTTCTGAGATCTGTGGTGTCGAGAAACGCTTTGACAAACCCAAATTTCATCTTGGCAAAGCTTGGGCACATTCTTTGAGTGTTTCATGTAAGCCATCTATAGGAGTGGAACCTTCTTTGTTGATTCGTGCTGTGGTTGATTATACCCAACACATGATTGAGAAGGTTAAAACCATTCCTGAGCTGTTGAAATATGTTCGCCCATTGACTCGAATGGAGAATATTTCTGGAATTGATGGAGTCCGTTTTATTGACAAAATCAATCCGCATTCAGCCATCGGTTATCCGTTGACTGGTGCCAAAGAACCGTATATCAAACGGTTAGATCCAGAAGATTTTCCTGATTTCGCATGTCCCGCAGAATTGGATGAGCAGTTTTGGATTGAGGCAGAGCGTATGGAACGGGAATACAGTGAAGGACGAAGATGTCATGTGCCATTTAAAGCGTGTTTGAAAGATGAACCAACAGACAAAGACAAGGAAAAAGTGAGAGTTTTTCAGGCTTCTCCTATTGCCTTGCAGTTGTTGATCCGCAAATATTATTTGCCTATTGTTCGTCTTCTGTCGCTTTTTCCTCTTGACTCAGAGTGTGGAGTTGGAATTAACACTATGGGTCCTGAATGGAATGACTTGGTGGTACATATGCGTAAATTTGGATCAGACCGCATTCTTGCCGGAGATTATAGCAAGTATGATCTGCGAATGCCAGCACAATTAGTTTTAGCAGCATTCGATGTTTTGATTACTATTGCTAAGACATTCGGCTATAGTGAAGCGGATATTAAAATTATGCATGGAATAGCAACTGATATTGCCTATCCTGTCATGGCATACAATGGTGACCTTTTGCAACATTTTGGATCAAACCCATCGGGACAGAATTTGACTGTGTATATAAATTCAATTGTCAATTCTCTCTTATTGCGATGTGCATATTTCCATATTGTTACAGAAGGAAAGTGTGTGCCTTTCCGAGAAGTTGCGGCAGTGATGACGTATGGCGATGATGTCAAGGGTTCTGTGAAAGAAGGGTATGATGAGTTTAATCACATCAGTTACGCAGACTTTTTGAAGGAGCGTGATATGGTTTTTACCATGCCCGATAAGGAATCAACTCCAACCAAATATATGTCCGATGAAGATGCAGACTTCTTGAAAAGGAAGAATGTGTATTCTGAAGACCTACAACAATGGATGGGGGCACTAGATGAGAAATCTATTTTTAAGAGTCTCACTAGTGTTTTAAAGTCGCGTTCCATTTCTCTTAAGGAACAATCGATGCAGAACATTGATGGTGCCATGAGAGAATGGTTTGCGCACGGTCGTGAACATTATGAGATGCGCCGTGAGCAGATGAAGCAAGTGGCTAAACAACACGGTTTAACCGGTGGTTGTGCAATGCTTGATCGTACTTACGATGATTGCGTCGAGATGTATCGCGAACGTTATGGTTTGGGTAACCCTTAATTCATCCCTCTGCCCGTAGTAACGATGGGCACTAAATTAAACAGTTATGTGTGTATATGGATACCAACA